CTCACCAGTCAGTTCTTCTGCCGCTCAATATTCTGGCAAGCTTTCGGCTTCGCTAGATGAGTTCCGATATTGGAAGACAGAACGTAGCGGTAAAGAGATTGGGCGCCATTGGTTCACTCAGGTGGGCGGCGGAACTAATGATGATCCTGAACCCTTTAAGACGACTCTAGACAAGGTAAACACCGATCTAGGAGTATACTACAAGTTTAACGAAGGAATTACCGGCGTAGCTGCCACGGATTCTGTCCTTCTTGATTATTCGGGACGTATCAGTAATGGTAGTTGGACCGGATATTCATCAGCTTCCAGGGCGACTGGTTCAGCTATTGTCCTTTCGAATGCTGCCATCAAAGAATTTAAGGATCCGATTATCTATGCATTTCATCCTGAAGTTTCTGCACTGGCAACACGAATGCGTCTTACTGGATCCAGCTATGACGTTACAAATAACGCTGCCATTTATAATACTATCCCCGCATGGATTACAGAAGAAGACAACGAGGGGCAACGGCAACTCAAGCAGCTTGTACAAATTATGTCTAGCTATTTTGATACGTTACAGCTTCAGGTTGAGTCTCTTCCCAGCTTGGGGAATATCAATTATGCGTCTGGAAGCCATAAGCCTCTTCCGTTCGCGGATCGCCTCGTTAGTTCAGCAGGGCTGGCTGTTCCGGAATTATTTATCGATGCAGACATCATTGAAAAGCTAGCAGATCGCAGCGAAGATCGCATTTATGAGAAATCGCTGGCTGATATCAAGAACACCATTTATCAGAACATCTATAATAACTTGGTTTACATTTATAAAACCAAGGGAACTGAAAAGTCTTTCCGTAATTTAATTCGCTGCTTCGGTATCGACGACGATCTTGTTAAACTAAACATGTATGGTGATGGAATCGAATATGAGATTCGAGAAAACCGTCGCACTGTTTCTGTCGTTGATAAGTTCGTTGATTTTAATACACCCGATAACACAACAGCTACGGTGTACCAATCTCAGGGTGACAATCTTCTTAACACCAAGGGGTACTTGCCTGTACTGAGCGCTTCTGCAACTGGTTTTGCGCAAACTTTAGAAGCAGATATCCTCTTTCCATTGAAGCCGGATGAAAACGCCTCATTTTATTATAACACCAACACTGTTAGCGCTTCGCTTTTTGGCGTACATACGGTTTTCGATGACGACTCAATAGCCTGGAACACAACACCGGCTGATAGTGCTAACTTCCAGGTTTATGCCGTCCGGGATGAACAAACTTCTGATAGTGTTCGTTTCGTACTCACAGGAACTGCTGGAACCCATGTACCCTATTCAATGGCGTCGGATTTGTATGAAAACGTTTATAACAATACTTACTGGAATTTAGCAGTTCGGATTAAACCTCTCAATTATCCTCAGGCTGGTCAAGTGAACGGCGCCGCTGGCAGTGCTACCCGAGTTGACAAATACACCATAGAGCTTCATGGCGTCCAGCTAGACGCCGGGGTCGTACGCAACGAGTTCAACCTCGCCGCAGAGACGGCACTCGCTGGTGACCTCGCCGGCTTTGTGACGGGCAGCAAGAGAGCCTTCATCGGCGCCCACCGAACCAACTTCACTGGTACCGTTCTCCAGACGTCTGATGTTAAGATAAATGCATGCCGTTATTGGTATGATTACTTAGAAGATGATGTGTTGGTTGGGCATGCTTACGATACTCAAAACTACGGGTCTCTATATCCCAATCGTTATGCGTTTCCGTTTAATGCTTCCGCGTCGTTTGGCGAGGTGTTGCAGTCGGATACCCTTGTATTCAATTGGGAGTTTGCTGAGAACACCGGATCAAATGCTAGCGGACAATTCGCGGTAGCGGATGAATCATCGGGTTCAATTGACACAGCAGCTAGATTTGATGCGCTTGGGAATATTCTGGGCTATCAATACCCAGCCAAGGGCTATGGCTTCTTAGAGTCTTCCACAAAGGTTGTCGACAAAGACCACGTGATCTCCTCCAAGCTACAACTACCAGAGAACGTTCACTCCAGCGACATGATCACAGTCTTAGGCGCCCAGGAACAACAGGTGTTTACTCGCGACTCGCGCCCCGTTAACTACTTCTTTGCTTTTGAGAAGAGCATGGCCCAAGCTCTCTCGGTTGAAATGATCAACTATTTCGCCACGCTCAAGGATATCCACAATCTCATCGGCGCGCCAGTGAATCGCTATCGCCCAGAATATAAGGGGTTGAAGGTTCTGCGACAGCGATTCTTCGAGCGTGTTTCCAATTCTGAAATCGATTTTGAGAAGTTCTATGAATTCTATAAGTGGTTCGATTCATCTCTCACCATGATGTTGCAGCAGCTTGTCCCTGCCTCTGCTGATTTCGCAGATAATGTGCGAACGGTTATTGAGAGCCACATGCTCGAACGAAGTAAATATCAACACAAGATTCAGAATGTTAAGCAGCAAGTCGCGGATCCGCAAGGAACATTACAGGGTAACTCGACACAGATGCCACAGGGTGGTTCCCCCGAAGACAACCCTGCCGGCACCGGATTTTTCTCTGCTAACGCTGCCACGCGAAGACAGATCGGAACATCTCAGCCAATCAACTTCAAGAATTGGAAATTTATTCATGCACCGTCTCCAGGGCTGGGAGAATCTTTCGCGCCGGCGGACAAGAATTCTATCTGGTGGCAAGCCGAGGCTGCTCGAAATACAATTGCATTAGTAGAAGACACACCTTCAGCAGATCCCGGGTTATTGAAAAATAAGCAAACTATATTGGAGAATGTCAAAGCCACCAACAAGAGAGCGCAGCAGGCTCCCTATAAATTTGGTGCAGAAGGCAATTCAACACTGGGTGGTGTTGGATTTGGTATCAATAAGAAGACCGACTTTGTCTTCGTGGCCACAACCCCATTTGGTTCAGTAAGGAATGGCGCAGCTGAAAATATCATGGTTGGCTTCCGACGCGAAGTTGAGGAGCTAATGAATACGAAGGATGTTTATCATCCAGCTTTTAAACAGCGCCTAGGATTCCAACTGAATCCCGATATCAACCGAGACAATAGCGACCTTCATAAGGGCGATGGCAATCTATTGGCTCCATTTAGCATTTACTCTTCCTCAGTTACTACAGGACAAAACCTTCAGGTTATCCAAAACTATGCTCCCGATATTGAGATTACAAACCTGCATCACGACATCGTCCATGACAGTGACACACCTCTCCAGGGACCCTTTACAGAGAAGTTTGTTGGCGGTCGTCAATATCGACACACTGAAATAAATGAGGGCTCTGATAATGCTCGCTACCGTGCTGAAGGTTGGAAGATAAGGTTCGATAAGGTTCTGTCGAAAGACGGCGCAGACTTTGAAACACCAATGATTGGTATTGTGCCGCCCAACTATGATGGCGGCGCAGCAGAGGGATTTGATAAAGATGTTCCCACTGCACATCGCCTGCGCAACGTTGGTGCCAAGCGCCCCATAAACATTCAGAATGTTAAAATGACCACTTCTTCAGTGGGCACGAACCTTTCAGGAACACTAGCCCACGGCAAGATCGGAAACTACCAGAAGAATTACGAAGTGGTACAAACTTCCGGCCGGACTCAAAATGATTTCTATTTCAATGATCAGTCATTTGATTTTGCTTCGAATCCTGAGACTCTTGCTACTCGTGGTCGATCGCCGATGAAGCAGGACCTAGGAAATACCGGCGGCACTCTGGATTATGAGTTGCCTAATCGAACCGGTGCGAATTCCAATCAATCTGTTATTGTAAATCGCTTTAGTGCTGGTGGTGCTGGCTATGAAGTCGACTCCCTCGGATATATGGACCCAGCGCATGAAGAGATGTCAGTTTACAATGCGTCTCCTTACCGAAGCCCCCGCACCCTTAACTTTGGAAATACAGGATCTCTTGGACAAGTCTACGGCGAACTTTCAGGCACCATTCAGGTCCGAGATCAGATCGGAAGGCCGCGAGGTCTTAGACAGCTTTCTAGGCTTCATAGCGGCAAGTTCGGTGCGGATGGAGTCTTCGGGGAAGTGGTGCCTCAGACGTATGTGACGGTTCCGTCTTATCATAAGACCAATCGGAATGCTAAGGTGGTAATGAAAGAGGTCACTGGACATGCTGCTAAATTTGATAGCCCCTATGAGTCTGGAGTTGGATATGCCGTTGCAACTATCGCTAGCGGATCACAACGCCACAGCCTGCCCAACATCCTACAAGGCACCGTGCTGAACAGTATCATCCAGGCCAGTACCATCGGTCCCAGGGGCGCCGTCCCGTGGTCCATGGCAACATGGCTTTATATTGATGCAAACTCGCCCAATATGCCTACCTCGGGAGATGTCTCATCTAATACTCATCTAGGCCGTCACAGTGTATTCTCAGTACGCAATCTAACGAGCCTGTATTATGATCAAAGTAATAATAAAATGATGTGGCATTATAGTGGTAGCAATAACGGATTGATCGAAACAATTGGGGATGCACCGTTAAACCAATGGTTCCACGTGGCAGTGGTCCGAAAAGATGGAGACAATGCGAACCAAAAGGATGAGAAGTTTCTGAGAATGTATATCAATGGAGAGGAAGATTGGCAGCTTAATACCGTTACCGGAAGTGGCGTGGTGTCTTTCCCATCTTGGAACCCGGACAGCAACATCCCTGGAGCCGGCGGTTGCACGTTCGGCGCCGGCTCAAACAGCTCAGTTACGGCGTCGTATCCCTGGATTGGCTCTATAAGTGAGATGGTCTGGTACCGGCGCCCCCTCACTACAACACCAATTCGGAGCCTATATAACGGAGGCTGTACATTTGATCTTTTTGATAAGTCGATGGTTAAACAAATGTCGGCAGAAACTATACGCCAAGAGTATAATAAACTGGGTATATCACTCCCCGGTACTTCGGGATCTTATCCTACTGATCTGTTAACCAATCTTTTTGGATATTATCGTTTTCATCAATTTTCCGGTTCTCAAATAGGAGGGACAGATTCGTCTTATGGATATTCAGATAATCCCGCGGCTTATGATCCGAGCAATCTATGGAATACTTTAGGAGTCATTAATTCTATAAATATACCTTGGAGTGGATCCTATCCCACCAAGCCAATTCACGCCGGGACTCATACCTACGCGGTCGGAGACAATGCAGTGCTCGGCGCTATCAATCTTAATGGTAATGTCAAGTTCGAGTCAACTCGGGCACCTCGCCACGCGCAACGATCCATTCAGTACGACAACTTGTTTGTGCAACATCCAATTCCGAGATCTCTGCAACAATATAGTTGGGTCACTTCTTCTTTGCAGTCGTATCCAGCATATCGTCCCATCCCGGCGCAAGATACTTTTTATGATCTCCAGGCGCCTAGTTGTATAAAAGCCACTTCTCTCGAAGGTATTGCTACTCACGGAGATACTTTCTCTCGTGGGCCACGCGTTCAAAGGATTAACAAAGCGCAGGGCGAAAACTACTACACCCCAGTCACCGGATCAGATAGATTGATGTTTTTCGGTAGAGAGCCCTTGCATGTTGGCTTGAACACAATGATTGTAGACCCTGTAGATACGAGCCTCCATATCCAGGGTGCCACGGTTGTAGAACCCCCGACCGGAGATCCTACTCCTGAGTGGCCTGCAACGCTTACCCCGCGCCGCCTAGGCGGTCCCCAAACCGTACCGACAAATTATGAGGCAACCCCTGTAATCTCTTCTCGCACCGGAGAGTATTTTAAGAACGTCTGGGGTACAACATATTTTGGGCACATATATGAGTGGGACGCGCTCATCGGCACCGGCTCGACAAATGCAAATCAAATGTCCTGGACGTGGTGGATGAGAAGAGACGGTCCGGGTCAGAATGCATATAACTATAATACAGTACAACAATATTCGACCCCTGCGCACTGGCCTAGAATTTTTAATTTTGGTAATTCTAATATGTACGGCACCACCCGAGCGCAACCAGGCACTTTCTTTACAACGGTCGACGATGATGGCTATTTATCGTTATACGCAAGTAACTTCTCGACAGCCACCGGTTCCTGGGTTGTTTGCGACGAAACGGGCGGATCCACTATTGAGAATGGAAAGTGGTATCATGTTGTAATGACTTATGATGGGTCCTCTGCTTCAAACAATCCTATCTTCTATGTTAATGGACGAAAGTACAGTGTCTCTGGTTCAGCCATCGGCGGATCAGGCGGTAATATAGCTTGCCGTACGCGACCGACTGGTTCATATGTAGGATTATCCTCTAATTTCACCGATATGACTGTAGGAAATTCTTCTTATTATGCAGGCTTTGGCTTGGGTACCGTGCAGGGCACGTGGGATGGAATGTTTGCCGACCTAGCCGTATGGAATACGATTTTGAATGATTCCCAGGCCGACGCGTTATATAACAACGGCGCCGCAACAAATATCAAACAGCTTCTCCCGGAGGATTTGGTGGCTTGGTATCGCTTCAGCCCGGGCGCCGGAGATACTCCGGAAGAACCCTACAACCACGCGATCCCTACTGCATATTCCCAAAGTAATTCAGGCTCCATCGCACTGGGCACAATCCCGGATACCTCTAACTTCCCGGTATCTTCGTCGGTGTTCCCAGTACGCCCGGGCATACCCGACCTTAAGACCTTTGAATCTGATTATGCCACATCTTTCAATACTCTTAATCTGGGTCGTAATGGACCTTATGGACATCCCACGTGGAAACAGATAAGAA